CGGATACATTTCAAGCTCAGCAGCATACTTTTTCTTTTGGTCAGCAATGCGCCCAACTTCATATCGCCTGTTATAAATTCTTTGTTCTTCAGCATCTAACTGGTAAAGTTTTTCCCCGATCCCGATTATCTGCAAAAGAGCATTGGCCTTTTCTTTATTATTTGCATTCAAAAATTTTGGCAGGTCTAAAGCAAGTTGTGCTACAAACTCATTTAAAATCTGCTGGCCGCCTTTATTCCCCTGCGGGTCTATGACCTTTAAGCTACCATTGACGCCTTTTCGCTCAACGATAAGCCCATTAGATAACTCTATATGTAGAATTGGAGGAGTAACAGATCCTTGGCGCTGTGGCTCTGAAGGCTTGTATCTTTCCCCACCGAGCGCCCATGCAATAGCATCTAGAACACTGGTCTTGCCCTGACCATTTTTACCGCCAAGAATAGTCAAGCCATTTGCTGAAGGCACTAATTTTACCGCTTTAATTCTTTTAACATTTTCAAGTTCAAGACTGTTAATTTTTACTGTCATTGAAATAGCTCCTTTTCTTTTTTCAGCCACCATATAAGCGTAGAACGCTTAACTCCTATGATGATTGCTGCTTTTCTAACGGAACACCCTTGTTCTATTAAACTTTTAGCTTGCGCAATAAGCTCAATACGTTCTGCTTTTGATCTGTAATTGGCTGTTTCTCGTGGCATAACTTTTGCTAAAGCTAAATCTGTATCAACGCTGTTTACTATAGCTATGTATAGAGCTGCATAATTCTCAACAGGAAAATTTAAACCGTAATTCATTGTCAATCCTTCCACTTATGCTATAATGTAGACAATACAGGTTGTTCACTGCAAAATGTATTAACCTTTGAGCCATCGAAGTTGCCGCTTCGATGGCTCTTTTCTTTTAATTCATTCCGGCAACTTTGCACCAGAGCCATAAGCCTGCAAACACACCAAACCATGTTCCAACAGCAATCACAGCAATTTGACAACATAACTCTTTCCACATCTCACCACGCCCTTTCTAAAAACATTCCCAAAATAATCAGTGATGCTGCTATCAGAATCTTAGGGAAAATTTCACTCTCAGTAAAAAAGTACCAAACATAAATCCCAAGTGTTTTCATAATGCATCCCCCAACAGCTCTTTTGTCCTTTTCCGCAGCATTAACCATAGCTGTCAGATAAGCTAAGTCATCAAACGAATAACCATTATTCCCCAACTCGAGTTCTAAACATGCCATGCCGCTATTAAAAGACTTTAGAGATTCAATTAAATCCTCTAAAATATACGCTGGAATTTTACCAGAGACAGCCTGAATCGCTTTAGCGTATGCGTTTAAGCTTTCCAGCTGTGTAGATCTGTCTGATATCAAATTAAATATTTTCTTGGGCAGTTGTTCCGGCATTATCTATTTCACCTCCTCACTTAACAAGTAATTATCAAGGGCATTTTGAGTTACATAGCGATATTTCCCGCGCAATACATAAGGTAACCGCCCTTCATCAAAAAGCTGCTGTAAAAATTCATTTCCGCAACACAGCAATATTCGTACCTCATTGATTGGATAAAGCATACGGCGCGGTACTTGTTTTAAAGCTCGCTCCCTCTGTTCTTTTTTGGTTGGTCTGGCCAAATCAAACACTTCCTTTCTGACGGCAAGTAAGCCACCGGCTAAATAATTTATCTGTGTATCCTGTAAATACAAGCTAACATTTGCAAAATAACTCCAACCATAATACAACGTATTAAAAACTAATCTTCCATACCTCGCTTCTTTCCAAGAGCAAGCCCATTGCTTATTTAAGCTTTCGGATTTGCTCTTTTTGTTTTACCAGTTCAGGGTTTTGCATCTTTAAGCTCCTTTCTATAATTGTTATGTTATAATTTAAATAAATTTTTATAGAAGGGACGGCGTTAATATGACTCCTGAACTAACAACAGTGAATACTGTTATAACTGTTTTATTAACTTTACTAGTAACATATTTGTCTGATTCCATTAGAACTTCGATATCAAAACGGAATGCAGTAATTGCTGCCTACAAGCTACTTTTAAATCTGCTTCTTATTGAATCAAAAAACTTGAGATTTCTATCAGAAAACTCAAATGAAAATGCTCCCATAATTCTTCCTCAGTCAATGCCATACAACTTATCAGTTTTTGAATCTTTTCAAATTTGCCAAGTTGACCCTCACACAAGCTTTTATCTGCTAGATGCTTGCGAACGCTATAACTTGTTAAGAAATAATTCTGTTAAATTGAATAGCGATCATCTAGAAACAATGCGAGAAGCTTTAATCTCTGATTACAAACTATTAGAAAAAGAATTAATTGAAGTTAATAAAAGAACGTGGTTTTATTATTGGCTGATAGATATAAAAGGATTGTTTATCAGTCCCCCCGCAACCATTCTAGAAAAGTCCCCACTAGATAAATAATAAAAACAAACAAAGCAACCACTGATATAATGGTCGACACAGCTATAATCACTTGAATAAATGTAGAAAAAAGAAGGCTGCTTAATTCTACTTGTTGAAACTCTGTTGCTATGGGCATCAAAACGGTCACTTTATTTACACCTTCTCTTTTGTTGCATTTGTGCAACAAATCAATCAAAAAAAATTCTGCTAGGTTCTTTCAACTCTAGTATTTTGCTCATTGAGGCGGCTTCATCTACTGAAATTTTACAGCGTCCATTAAGTTTTGCATTTACACTTTTGGTCGTCAGGCCAAGTTTTTTAGCCAGTTCCCTCTGCGTTATGCCTTTTTCAGCTAGAACACCGCGCAGCTTTGCTAAGTTCATCTAATATCACTTCCTTTGCTTTCCTGTGTTGCATTTATGCTACAAAATTATGATAACAGCACATAATTCAAAAGTCAAGCATAAATGCAACGGATTTTATATTTTTGTTTTACTTTCCGTTGCATTTATGTTATTATTGGTTTAAGTAGTAAAGAGAGGTTTTTACAATGAGCGAAAAAGAATTAACAGAACTAATTGAAAAAATTAAACTTCGGCGATTGGAACTCGGTCTATCCTATCAGGAACTTTCGGATTTAACAGGCATCAACAAATCTACTCTTCAAAGATACGAAACAGGATTCATCAAAAAAGTTCCTATAAACCAAGTTCAAATAATTGCGAAAGCTCTAAATGTAACTCCAGGTTATCTAATGGGGTGGGAAAATGATAACGAAAACCAAACCTATTACCTCAACCCTGAAGCAGCAAAAATGGCACAGGAAATTTATGATAATCCTCAATACAAAGTATTATTTGACGCTACCAAAAAACTAAAACCCGAAAGCATTAAAGAAGTTATGAAATTTATTGATTACCAAAAAGCCAAAGAGGAAGGCGATCTCAATGAGTAGAACTATCTTATATGACTTGCCTCACGACGTTCGAGGCTTTGTTAGAGAAGATATTGATGGAGAGGCAATTTTCATCTTGAATGCCCGCTTAACGAGAGAATCTAACATGAAAACTTACCTGCATGAGCAGGAGCATTATGAAAAAGATTGTGGTAAGAACCTTTGTGTTGACGAAATAGAAGCACAAAGGCATAAATAAAAGAGATAACGGGCTAGATATCAACAATCCATATTTTTGATAAATCATTATTTCAATGTATCAAAAAATGCTTATTTTGACATATATTCAGACTTCACATATCAATATCTTCTAATTTTGATAAAAGGATGGTTATTATGGCTTACCCTACTTTAAAAAAATTATATTATCAAAACGAGAATACATGGAAAAAAGAATATCAAAACCGCTATTCAGCTCCCTTTACTGAACATTTTGAATTTACAATTAAAGAATATAATCATAAAGAAGAATTTAATACCTTTTTGTGTTATACACCAGAAATTGTCAAATTAATGGATTCAATTTACCAACTAAATATTGAGCTTATATCATTGCATCAATTTCTTCCTCCAGCTGCACTTATACAATATACGCAGTACTGTATGGTAGAGGAAATTCAGTCCAGTAATGAAATAGAAGGAGTACGTAGTTCTCGTAAAGAAATACGTGAAGCTATAGTTCAACTTAAATCTTTGCAACGCGAAAAACCCTCACGCTTTTACAGCATTGTAGAAAAATACAATAAACTTATCAGTCGTAAAAAAATAGATTTTAAAACATCAGCTGATATTAGAAAGTTTTATGACAGCTTTGTATTAGACGAAGTAGTTGCCGAAAACCCTAAAAATACCCCTGACGGGAAAATATTCAGATCCTCCAGTGTAGAAATCTTATCAGGAACGCAGAAAATCTTGCATGTAGGTCTCTATCCAGAAGATAAGTTAATCTATGAAATGGATAAAGCATTATTATTTTTGAATAGCGACAAAGCCCCTTTTTTTGTTCGGTTAGCAATATTCCATTATTTATTTGGATATTTACACCCATTCTATGATGGCAACGGCAGAACAATAAGGTTTATCACATCGTACTATATAGCTGTTAACTTCTCTCCTTTAACCGCATTTAATTTATCCCTTTTTATAAAACGCAATAAAAAAATATATTATAAAATGTTTCAAGAAACCCATAATTCTTTAAATTGTGGCGATTTAGGCTTTTTTGTAACGGAATTCCTTAACATTATAAAGCAATCTATGAAAAAGACTATAAATTATCTAAGTGAAAAAATAAAAGAACTGGACAAATACAATCGTCAAGTTAAAAACCTAAAACTTCCAGATGAATTAACATCTGAAATCTATAATGTTTTATTGCAAGCAACCCTTTTTGCCCCTACCGGAATAACGATGCAAGATATAATTTCTTCCTTAGACAAATCTAGAAATACAATAATTAAAAGATTGGATAGTATACCAGATGAACATTTAGTTATTGATACCTCGGAAAAACCCTATCGTTACAAATTAAATTTAACTATTTTCAATAAATAAAAAAAGACCGCCCCTGCGCCAACAGGAACGGTCAACGTAATTACCCCACTTCGTCGCAAGCGAGCTGATTACTATAAATATTATAGCACATCAGCTCTGCTACTGCATACTCAAATTACAGTAAAGGAGCTGATTTTTTTATGTCTATCGTGAAAAAAGCTGGGCGAAAAAAGCCCTATTACTATGTAATCAGTACCGGTCAGAAATTGCCAAATGGCAGGTACGAAAAAATATGGTCTACTACCGGTTATTTAACATCAAAAGAAGCATTAGACGCTGAAGCAGAAGCTCGAGTAGCGATCAAGCAGCAAACCTATATAAAACCAGAAAAAATAACTGTAACTGCTCTCTTAGAAAAATTCATTGATACTAAAATAGAAATAAGGCCTGCTACACGGACACAATATACCGCGGCTAAAAACCGTGTATCCAAGCAACCCTTAGGCTCAAAAGAAATTCAAAAAGTTGATGTCTTTGATGTCGAAGCATATCGTCAATGGCTACATAAAGACACTAAACTTTCACAGCAAACTATCCGTGAAGAGCTATCCTTTTTACGTTCAGCTTTTACTTGGGCAACAGATAATGACATTATAGTAAAATCACCTGCCAGACGATTAAAGTTACCACCGAAACCGGGGCCTAAAGGAATTCACGCGGAGCTGTCCTATCTATTAAAAATATTAGACATCGTAAAAAAAGAGGCTTATGCTGATCTTTATATCCCCTGTCTGCTTGCAGGTTTCTGTGGGTTACGAATATCAGAGATCTGCGGCGTTGAATTGCAATATCTTTCTGAATCAGGTGTACAAGTAAAACATAATTTATTGCGTATTAATGGTATTCCAACACTTGCACCGCTTAAAACCAAAACATCAGAGCGTTTTGTGCCTTTCCTGCCCTTTGTATGGCGAGAAATAGCAAAGTACATGGAATTCATCAAATCTTGTCATAAAAATGCTCTTAGACAAAGAATGGAGCTTATACGGGAGGGAAAACTTGATCCAACTCACTCTGATCCAGCATGGCAAAATGCTCTGAATTTATTATACGTCTTTCCCGAAGATGGTCGTCCTCACATCAAAGATTTTATAGAACGCCGCTGGCGAAAATTCAAAGAACAAAACGAAAAAATGCAGGAACTATTTAGGGAACAGCCACACCTTGCCGGTATGAGAATTCACGACTTCCGTCATTCTCTCGGCGCCAATATGCGCGATCAGGGTGTAAGTATGGCAGACATATCAGAATTGCTTGGCCATTCTGATGCAGAATTTACCAGGGTAACTTACGCAAGACCTCTTAAAAATACGCATGCCAAAGCTATGCAAAAATACGGAGAAAATATACAACAATTTTTATCTTAGCTTAGGTACACTTAACTATTATTGTTGACAAAATTGTTGACAGACCACTTTTTAGACATATTTCAAGCAAAATAAAAAAGCCGCAGAATGGCTCTGCGGCTAACTTTTTAAGTGGTCGGGGCGGCGAGATTCGAACTCACGGCCTCTTGTACCCGAAATCCCTTTAGAC